GATCATACTTGTTCCAAGGTTTTGTGCGTGAGAATCCTATCACAGACGATAAGACACCAGAAAATCCAATTCGTAGATTTATCATTAGTCCACAGATTTTTAACTTGATCAAATCAGCACTACTTGATCCAGAGTTAGAAAACTTACCAACAGACTACCAAGGTGGTTTAGACTTTACTGTTACTAAAACATCAAAAGGTGGTTATGCTGACTACAGCACTTCAAAATGGTCACGCAAAGAATCTGCATTAACAGCAGAAGAAGCGGCATCAATTGAAACTCATGGATTATACAACTTGAAAGATTTCTTACCTAAGAAACCTAGCGAAGTTGAACTTAAAGTCATGAAAGAAATGTTTGAAGCAAGTGTAGATGGTCAAGCATATGACGCAGATCGTTGGGGCAATTACTACAAACCAAGAGGCGTAACAATCGTCTCAGCTGAATCAGCTACACCTGTAGCACAAACAGCAACATCAGCGGTAGCAGATGAGGAATTTGAATCGGCTCCAGCTGTTGTCGCTCCGGTGGTCGCAGAGGCTGCACCAGCGGCTCCTACAGCACCAGTTGCAACACCTCCAGCAGGTGGAACAGCACGTGCCGAAGACATCCTTGCGATGATTCGTAACCGTCAAAAGACAAACTAAGTAGTAAGTAGATGTTAAGTAGGATTGATAACATTATCTTTCCTAACCGTTGTGAAGTTATAGAAATAGAAGCTTCACAACGGGGCATCTATTCCATTTATAAAAATGGTAGTAGCAGTCTCAACGAATACGCACAAGCCCAAAAATTAAAGATTCTATTCAATGAGCAGATCAAAAAGTTATCTAATATTAATGTAATCATAAGAAATCCACAAGAAAGATTTATTTCAGGATTTAATACCTACGTCTATAACACTAAACAAGAAAATCCGCAATTAGATTTAGATACTATAATCTACTTTGCTGAAACATATTTGTTCCTTAATAGACATTATGCTCCGCAGTTTAGTTGGATAGTTAATCTAACTAGATACGCTGGAAAAAATACAAAACTACATTTACATGGAATGGAAAGTTTAAAAGAATTCACTCCGTTGTCCATCAAACCAAATGAAACAATGGTACTATCGCCAGAAGTCGTAGATAGATTAAACTCTAATATACATAATGAAATGTATCAGAGAATAGATAATCTATTACTAAGTTTAGTTGGACAAGCATTAACATTTGATGAAATATTAAAATATCTTAAAGAAAAAGATCCCAAGGCCTGCGATCATGTATTGTCCTAGAATAGATCATTATGTTCGTATTAATCCAAACGGTACAGTTAGCCGTTGTGGTCATATGGTTGCAATATCTCCTGAGTTTAATAGCCTAGCAGAAATGGAATCAAGCCCTTGGTTAGCAACAATCAAAAAAGAATTTGCCGACGATCAATGGCCTAGAGAATGTGTAAGGTGTCAGCAAACAGAATCTAGTAACAATTCTAGTATCAGAATGAATGCCATAAAGTTTGATAAATTACAAACAAAAAAAGATTATCTAACAGTTGGTGGGGTATTAGATAACATCTGCAACAGTGCGTGTTTAACCTGTAACGAAAATCTCAGCACAATGATAGGTGGATTAAAAAGCAAAACTTATCCCATAGTGGACAACAGTAGTAAGTTTTGGACATTGCCTTTAGAACGTGTAATACATTTAGATATCAATGGTGGCGAACCTAGTGCCAGCAAGAATTATAAACATATCTTGGCCAATCTACCTCCTAGCATTAAATCCGTCAGACTTAATACTAATTGTAGTATGGTCTTAGATGAACTGTTAGATCTAACCAAACGTGGGGTGCAGGTCACGGTAACGGTTAGCCTTGATGGTATTGGTAGTGTGTATGAATATGTGAGATGGCCAGTCAAATGGGATAAATTCTATAAAAATTTAATGAAGTATCGCGAAATGCCAGTTAAATTAAACCTATGGACCACAGTTAGTGCGTTAAATATAGATGACCTACCAAACATCATAGCGTTTGCCAAAAAACACGATATATCACACAGTTACGCTTACCTAGCAGAACCTGTTGAATTAACTGTTGAAAACAAAGGCACACCAGAGTCGTTGGCATATATACAGAAACAACACGAGCTAAGAGGTATATGAAGATAGCTATCACCGGACATAGTGCAGGGATTGGACAAGCACTAGCAAAAATCTATACAGAACAAGGTCACGAAGTTGTTGGACTAAGTCGTCGTAACGGATATAATATTCGTAGCATACCTAAATTAGCAAGCATGATAGAATCTTGTGATATGTTTATCAACAACGCCCAAGTTGGATTTGCTCAGACTGAATTATTTTGGGAAGTATGGAATCGTTGGAGAGGACAAAATAAAACTATCATCAACATCAGTACACAGATGACTAGCAATAGTATAGCCCCTAAGGAAGAATGGGATCAATATATAATACAAAAAAAATCATTAGAGTTGGCACATACGCAATGTCAAGAAAGATTATCACTGCCAAAATTAATATTAATTAAACCTGGATCAATAGCTACTCAACCTGGTCAACAACCTCCAGAATATCAAGATGTTAATGAGTATGCACAGGAAACTATAGAGTATATCAATGGACAGTAAAGAATATCTGACTAACAAAAAGTTTTGTCCTATACCATGGACAGGATTTATGTATAACTCAAATGGTGACGTTCTTAATTGTATACGTAGTCAACGCCCGATCGGAAATCTTAAAGATCATTCGATATATAATATACTAAAAACAAATACAGAAACTAAACAGAATATGCTGGATCATAAAGATGGATTGGGCTGTCATGTTTGTTATGATCTCGAAGGTGATAAGAAAGGATATGACATGATCAGTGATCGCATATTCTATCTTAAAGAATTAAAAGCAGTTAATAGGACATTATATGATGGTGTCGATAATTTTGATCTACATACGATAGATATACGATGGAGTAATGTCTGCAACCATGCCTGTGTGTATTGTTCATCTGAATATTCAAGTAAGTGGGCCGCAGAACTTAAAATTATAACTGAAGATCCCCCAATAGAAAGAGTTGCAGAACTTAAACAATTAGTATTTGATCGTGCTGATCAACTTAAACACGTTTATATGGCAGGCGGAGAGCCGTTGTTGATGAAAGAAAATCTAGAACTATTAGAGATACTACAACAAAAAAATCCACAGGTCAATCTTAGGATAAACACTAATTTAAGCAAGACCGGCACAAGAGTATTTGAAAAGATATGTGAATTCCCTAATGTGCATTGGACAGTAAGTGTTGATGAAATGGGGGCAGAATTCGAATATGTCAGGTATGGTGGTAAATGGACAGACTTTTTGGATAATTTGAATCAAATCAGAAAACTTGATCATAAGATAACATTTAACATGTTACACCATTTATTAAACTATAGATCATTGTTTGATACGGTTAAATTTTTTAAAGGGTTGGGTTTCCACAATAACAGTTTTGTCATTGGGGCACTATTACAACCAGATCACCTAAACATTAGACATTTACCAAATACTATGCTACAATTAGTAGAGCGAGAAATAGAAGACTGGATTAGTCAAAAGCCAGGATTTTTACTTGAAAACGGACTTAAAAATGTGCTACAATACATAAAAGAACCCGTAGAAAAGAATATCGAATACTGTTTAGCAGAGATAGCAAAGATGGATCAAAGACGTAACATTAACAGCAGAGCAGTATTCACAGAATTATATAATTTATTAGAGGGGCAATAAACATGGCAAAACCATTTGATATATCAAAGTTTAGAAAGTCAATTACTAAGTCAATTGATGGACTTGGTATTGGATTCAACGATCCAACTGATTGGATTTCAACAGGCAACTACACATTAAACTATTTACTATCTGGTAACTTTGAAAGAGGTATTCCGATGGGTAAAGTTACTGTGTTTGCGGGCGAGTCGGGCGCAGGTAAATCATTTATCTGTAGTGGTAATATTGTGCGTCACGCACAAGAACAAGGCATTTATGTGATCTTAATTGATACAGAAAACGCACTTGATGAAGCATGGTTACACGCACTTGGTGTAGATACTACCGAAGACAAATTACTAAAACTTAACATGGCCATGATCGATGATGTGGCTAAGGTTATCAGTGACTTTGTTAAAGAGTATCGCACGCTTCCAGAAGAAGATCGTCCAAAGGTCCTGTTCGTATTAGATTCACTAGGTATGATGTTAACACCGACGGACGTTAATCAGTTTGAAGCAGGTGAGATGAAAGGTGACATGGGTCGTAAACCTAAAGCACTGACAGCACTTGTTCGTAACTGCGTAAACATGTTTGGTACATTGAATCTTGGATTGGTTTGTACTAATCACACATACGCAAGTCAAGATATGTTTGATCCAGATGATAAGATTTCAGGCGGTCAAGGCTTTATCTACGCTTCAAGTATTGTTGTTGCTATGCGTAAACTTAAACTTAAGACAGATGCTGATGGTAATAAAACCACAACAGTCAACGGCATCCGTGCTGCTTGTAAGATCATGAAGACTAGGTATGCTAAACCGTTCGAGTCAGTACAAGTTGAAATTCCATATGAAACTGGTATGAGTCCATATAGCGGCTTAACAGACATGTTAGAAGCTAAGAGCTTGTTGGCTAAAGAAGGCAATAGTTTGGTTTATACTTTTGCTGATAAAACAACTATTAAACAATTTCGTAAAGCATGGGAACGTAACGAAGATGGGTGTTTAGATAAGGTCATGAAAGAACTTAGTTCTAATGTTAAGTTGCTAAGTACTGAATCAAAAGTAGTTGAAGAAGCACAAGAGGAGACAGCAGAATGAGCGTTGAATTAGACATTGCTAGTGAAGTTTGGCTTACTTGTAAAGAGTATATTGGTCCTAAGGATCGCCAGGCCGCCGCGGATCATGTGATCAGTGTCGCAGCTGATCACAACATCACTGAAAGCGAGCTTAAAACCTTTGGCGGTACTGATGCTTATCTAGGTCGTGCTGTTAAAGAATATCTTGGCGATGAAGAAGATGAAGCAATCGCCGATGAAGAAAATGACGGCGATGATTATTAATGTGGTATAGTCGTGTAGTTGCAAGTTTAGGCAGTATTCCGGACTTTATAGATCATTATGAAAAAGAACTGGATGATGCTAAAACAGAAGTTGGGGTCTATGGCAACATAGAAAAGAATCTTGCTGGCCTGCCTGGTATTACAGAAAGACGTTTTAATCAATTACAAGAGATTGAAGCGGTTCTCAACTATCTAAATATTCAACTACGCAAGATACGTACTAAACACTTTAAGAAGTACTTAGAAAATTATCAACGGGCATTAACAAGCCGTGATGTAGAAAAGTATGTTGATGGCGAAGACGAAGTCATTGACTTTGAAACTATCATCAATGAAGTAGCACTACTGCGTAATCGCTGGTTAGGTATCATGAAAGGACTTGAAAGCAAGAACTTCATGCTCGGACATGTAACACGTTTAAGAACAGCAGGCATGGAGGACGCATCAATTGGCTAATCATAATCAAAAAACATTAAATCTTATCAATGGGTATGATACATTCTTAGAAAGTCTACGTACTATCTGCGACATGGGCTGTGGATCTGGCGGAGATATCACCTGGTGGGCTATGCTAGAAAGCAAGGATGACCCACCAGAACCATACAACTATAATTGTTTCGCTGTTGACCGTGATGCGGGCAAATTAAGTCAAGTTCCTGATCTTGTAAACATTAATAAGATCAATAGAGATTTCACCGAACAGCGAATCATACCAGTTAACATCGATCTCATGTGGAGCCACGATAGCCTACAATACAGCCATAATCCCTTAGAAACCTTGCGTTTTTGGAATGAACAGATGACCGTTAATGGTATGTTGGTATTGCATGTTCCGCAATTTAATGGTGTAGAAAATAATAGATACTATAGTAGAACCTACAATAATTGTTATTATAATTATACTCCTACTAGTTTAATATATATGCTAGCAGTCAACGGGTTTGACTGTCGTGATGCGTATCTATTAAAACAGTTTAATGATCCATGGATTCGACTGGCAGTATATAAAAGTAATATAGAACCAATGGATCCTAAGACAACTACATGGTTTGATCTGGTTGATAAGAATTTATTACATCCAAGTGTAGTACAGAGTATCAATAAAAACGGATTCTTAAAACAAGAAGAAGTCATCATGCCGTGGTTAGATAAAGAAAACTATTACATTGATTGGATCCCACAACAGACAATAATTCCAGAAGAAGCAGGTGAGCCAACAGTTGGTGGTATTTTCAATAAAAATGTTGATGCTAAAGAATCTAAACTCAAACAAGCAAAGGCAACAACTAAAGAAACAACTTTGCTTACTCCTGTTGGCATAACACGCCCACCTAAGGAAAGATTCGTAAAGTGATTACTCGAGTAGTGTTATGCACTGGCGGGTTTGATCCTTTGCATAGCGGACACATCGAATATTTCCGTGCTGCAAAACAGTTAGGCAGTATATTAGTTGTGGGAGTTAACAGCGATGCTTGGTTAACCCGTAAAAAAGGCCGTCCTTTTATGTCCAGCAAAGATCGTGTAGCTGTTATTGAAAATCTTCGTATGGTTGATCATTGTATTTTATTTAATGACGATGATGATACTGCAATAGAAGCAATTAAAAATGCACAATTATTATACCCTAATAGTCAAATAGTATTCGCTAATGGCGGCGATAGGAACAAAAAAAATATCCCAGAAAACTTAGTCCAAGGCATAGAGTTTGCTTTTGGTGTTGGCGGAGGGTCTAAGCTAAATTCTAGTAGTGAATTACTAGATCGTTGGAAAACACAGTAAAGATAAATACTAGATAATGAAAATATCTGAATTCAATCTAGTAGAAGCCAAGGGATTTTTTGGTCGCAGACCCGGAGACCCATATGTCCATACTGATGGCATTACCGCTGAATTCAAGCAAGTAACACCTTTCCCAGCACCCAAGCAAAGCGCATACTCTAGCGCAGAAGAACGTGATCAAAATATTGCTAATCTAGAAAAGAAAGTGCTTAAAGATAAAATCCTATGGGTTAATAATCCTGGGAATAACAAAGCATTTGCAGTAGCACAACTACAGACCAGCGATGGTGATGCTGTTTATTGGGGTCGTTATATCAACACCACACAAGGTGTGCTTACAGGTAAATGGGCTAATAATGAAATACCTGCAGGTTGGAAACTAAACACAGCAACATCACAAAAACTAGCTACGGGCTATGATCCACAAACCTTGGTTGGGGTAGGTACAAGTTTTCCTAATATTGATCAAGCTCTACTTACTATTAAAACTAAATTAAAAAACGTTGAGCACGAAAAACAATTATCAGAAGCACTGGCTGCAGTCCGTCAAGGACAGTTACCGGTATTTAAAGGTATGGCTAGCCAGATGCCGGCACTGCGTGATTACTTTGGTGAGATCTTAACTCCTGTGGCCTTGGCCAGTGGCGTCATCGGTGGTGATGCTGATCTAGCACGTAAAGATGTTTTGAATTCGCCATACGCAAAATGTAAAGTGCGCTGGCCGATGAGTAAGACACATAACTTAGTTGATAGTATATTCCAATCAGCTAAAGGTGCAGATCTTGGTATCAGCAGCAAAGGTGGTGCAGGTGCTAAAGCCAGTGCTAAGAATATCTACGACGCTATAGAAAAAGCGAGAACTACTAGCCCAGAATTAGTCAAAACCTACAAGCAAGTGGTTAGCATGATTAATATCATTAACTCATTGACGGCTATAGACGCTCCGCTTGAACTAGGCGTGGCGTTTGGCATCATTGATGCACGTGCTGCGGAAGATTGTCGTAATATGATCAATGTTGGCACTAATAAATTGCCTAGTAGATATGCTAAATTATGCAGTAACTATGCTGCAGACACAACTAATAAGAATTATAATGCTGGCCTACACTTGTTAAGTAGTATAGCCAAGTACGTAGCTGATCGATTAAATGCCATGCCCAAGATGAGCAAAGGTATGCAGGCATTTATGAATCAATCTAGTATCGTTCAAATTTATCTTGATATGAAAGTCCAAGGGCAAAACGCTGTGGTTACAGGATTCCGTTCAATTTACCCACCAAACTTTGAAGGCACAATGATCATTGATGCTGGTAAAAGTTATTATGCAACAATGAAACCTAGTAAATTTGCTTTTGGTTTCAAATAGCAATACCTAATAGATTATACATAGGCTCCAGACCTAAGTTGATGGTAGAATATTGATAATTTACGCCATCTAATGTATAGATCTTACCTAATTCAGGCTCAAAATATCCAACACCGGCAGCACCAACTAGTCTATTCTTAACATAGTTAAGTGGAATCCAATACAGCTTATAATCATCTTTGACAGCGGCTGTGGGATGATTATTTTTAGGACTCCACCAGGCCATGGGATCGATCCTGATTAGTAGACACCAACGCCATTGTTTTCCTATAGATGCAAGAGAATTTTTAAATAATTCATATTCTGATGCCCATGATATTTGTTGTGCATTACTATTATGATTTTTATCATAACTATAAAATCCAGGATCAACGACTGCTGATTGATTTGTGAAAACTTTTTGATAGTGTTCGTGTACGGCAATACCATCTATATTACATAAATCTCTAGAATATAAGTTATGTGTAGCATCATTGCGATACCATGCATATTTTTTTTGTAGTCGTGGGGGCAATTCTACAGTTTTTGCTAAATCATACATTGAATCTACAGTAGACATAGGAATGTCACTGACTTCTGAGAAGAAATCGTTGTCAGAAGTCTCTAGTCTAGGTAAATGCTGAAAAAATCTTATAGCTCGATTGTCAATCATTGTTAAAACACCATTGCTCTATAGGCAAACTAAATGATAGATAAAATACGCCAGGATTATTAATCCAAGTTGCAGACTGCCAGTAATCACTACTATATTCGTTAGGCGCCGGAACTAATGCATCTGTAGAGACATGATAAAAACTAGTCTTGCTGAATAGTCTAGGCTTGTCAACATATAGATAGTTGATTTCGATGTCATCTATTTCACTGTCGGTGGTGGGCTTAGTAGGCCAAACAATAGCCATGTCATTATTAGTATCACAGTCAAATACTGTGTCAATAGATTGAAAAAACAAATCTTTGTTTTCGTAAATATCAAAATGTTGCCCATGATTGACGAGTTCATATGGATATTCAACTTGATTACAGAATATTTTACAATCGACACTGTCGATCTTTTCTTTTGATTTTAACATTATCCTTACAGGAATAATCATTTAACACATACTCCGGTTATATTATACATAGGTTCAGTGCCAAGATTGATAGTAGAATATCTGTATTCATGTCCACGTTGGATATATCCCTTGCCTATCTTAGGTTCAAAATATCCTATGTCACTGGCACCAAAAAATCTATTCTTAACGTAATTCAATGGAATCCAATAAAGAGTATAATCATCTTGATCTTCGGGTCCAGGAACATTAAAATGTGGACCCCACCAACCCATGGGATCTATACGCACTATCATAACCCATCGCCATTGTTTACCTATAGGAGATAATGCTGTTTTAAACAGTTCATATCCAGGCGCCCATTCAAGTATAGAATTTTTTATAACAGAGCCCGAAAACATCTTTTTATAATGATCATGTGCAGGTACTCCATTGATATTACACAAATCTTTAGAATATAAATTGCCGGTATGGTCGTCAATATACCAACGATATTTTTTATTGTCTCGTGGGGCTATGTCAATAGTTTTAGCTACGTCATGCATGGCAGTTAATACAGTGGCATCGATATCAAATGCAGATTGAAAGAAGTCGTTGTTGGATTCTTCTAACCTAGGTAAATTTTGAAAAAATTTTATTGTTTGACGATCAATCATCGAATTTAATATTTACAAAGCCACATTAAGCAGCTAATGCCAACCCTTCAGTGGCAATCTTCATCATATTCATACGCTCTTGACGTTGGATATTATACGATTCTTGATAGAACGGTTCATAATCACCTGCGATAGTATCATAATCAAATTGGATACGTAGACCTACACGATTTGGACTGATGCCATCATTTTCAATTTTACGATTGTGAACGGTGATACTGTTGTCAAAGATCAAAATATCTTTATCATGTTGATACCAATGTTCATACATATACTCAGGTTGGATAACTTCATTCCAGATCTTGTTGTATAATTTATCTGATTCTGCCTTGCTCATACCTTTAAAATAGTCAAATGTAGTAGCAGGTAAATGTAGACCTTTAATACCACCTGGGCTATTAATTACTAATGGAATCTCACCGTTTGGAATAGGACATTGATTGTTGTTATAGAATTGCTCTTGTTCTTCTTTAAGCACAGGATTGAGGCTCAACGGACGATAGTTGTTAACCGTGATCAATTCATCTAGTTCACTACGGAAACTTTCTGATTGTTTCTCATACCAATCAACAGTGGTGGCAAATCCTGTGCAACTACCTTGCATCGATTCCCAACCCATTAATGCTACACCAGGAGTGAATGCCGGATCAGCACATTCGTTACTGTGCCATTTAAGTTCGCCATTATCAAAAATACCCAATGGTTCGCCCTTGTCATTCAGTTTACCTGTAACACGCACCATACCAGGACGACGTTTGTCAATCTGCCATAAGCGTCCCAGACGCAATTCGTTCTTGTCACCATCATCAAGCAGGTTATTCATAACTAACTCTTTAACAGGCTTACCGTATTTTAGATAAAAGTTCAATGGACGACTGTATCGTGGTGTGCCCCATTGTTTGAATAGATCGTAATAGGTATCGTAATTTAAATCGTTACCACGGATGATTGTTACCAATGATTCTAAATGGATACGACCAATTTCCATCCATTCTTCGTGTGAAATATTTGCTAGGTCTACGTCGTCGATATAAACACCAAAGCGTCCCAGACCAGGAATTTTTGTGACTTTCATTCAAAGTTCTCCTAAGAAACTATATTATATACTAATTAAAATAATATTGCTAGTGAAGAACTCACACACGGGAGGCGTTCTAATTTATCAAATTAGTAAAAGGGTATTACCCTAGGCGTCTTGTTTGTCCGACGTCGGCATCAAAGTCCGGCGCTGCAACAGTATTTATATCAGTTAATGGTTGACTATGCGTTTATTATACTATATAATTATTGTTATGTCAAACTCATTAATATTTTTAGGCACATGTGCTAACATAATCAGATATAAAGATGCGGCAGAACGTCAGGGCTTGACTATTGCTGGTATTTTAGACAGTGATTGGTTTGGAAACACCGCAGACTTTCAAGGCATACCAATATTAGATTCTGAGCAAAATATTTCTAAATATAGAAACTCACATGATTTTTTTATAGCGACCAATTGGACCATTGATCCAAATCATATGCGTGATAAAGAAAAACGCAAAATGCTGATTGATCTAGTACGCAAACAAGGTATAGAATGCGTTAATATCATTGATCCTAGTAGTTACATTGGTACTGGAACGAAAATTGGTCAAGGGGTATATATTGCATTTTGCGCAATGATTGAACCTGGTACCGTACTTAAAGATTTTTGTCAAGTACACGACTTTGTTGGCCTAGCACACGGAACACAGGTAGGCGAGAATACTATTATCCAACGTCAGGCGGGACTGCATGCTGACATCGGTGATGATGTGTATATTGGTATGTGGGCTAAAGCATATAAACCAGGGTTGCTAAAAATTGGAAATGGTGCTATAATTAATCCAAGTTTGTATGTAGCCCGTGATGTTGAACCCGGTGAAACTATCAGGTTAACCAAAGACAGTATTAAAGTTTACCAACATGGTATTAAAATAGAATAGATTATTAGTATAGAGTTCTCAGCCAATCAATATTATGATATATGCGGACTAATTCTAGATAGCTAGCTTCCGATGGGTCATATGCTACGGTTGCGCAACTGTAGCACGAGAACTCTATACTAATGAACAAGGAAACGTGGCCGAGTGGTCGAAGGCACTTCACTGCTAACGAAGCAAACCGAAAGGTTTCGAGAGTTCGAATCTCTCCGTTTCCGCCATTTTTAAACGCCGGCTTGCGCAGAGTGGGATTGCACCTGACTTGTAATCAGGCTTCGTGAGATAGAGAGTGTTCGATTCACTCAGCCGGCACCAAACATTATGAAAACATGTCCAAAGTGTGATAAAGAATTTGATGCCTACAGCAAATGGGGTGAAAAGAAATTTTGCTCTAGGAGTTGTGGTAATAGTAGAAACTTCAGTAAAGAGTCACGAGCGAAAACCAGCGCATCTTTACAGAAGTATAACGATAGCCTAACATTAGAAGAAAAACAAGCTAGGTTCGAAATGGCTAAAAGCAAGTATGACTATGATGATATGCAACATCGTGCTAAAGAAACTAAGATTAAGAAATCTTGGAATCGCCCGTATGAAGAAATGAGCCGAGAGGCTCTAAAGAAAAGAATACTACATGAAAGTAATTATCAATGTCAAATGTGTGGTATAAGTGATTGGCAAGATAAACCTATAACTTTAGAAATGGATCACATAGATGGCGATCCATTCAATAACAATAGAACAAATTTAAGGATACTTTGCCCTAATTGTCATAGTCAAACACATACATTCAGAGCTAAGAACATTAAAATTAATAGAAGAGAATTAGACTTAGAATTGTTAGAAGAAATGTTAAGGATACATAAGTATGCAACGCCTGCATTACGTGCAATGGGATTAGCAAATAGCCCAAAACGTATAAAGGCCGCAAACGAAATACTCAATAAGTTAAAAGACAATTAATAAGTATAATAATGAATATAGTAATTTTATCTGCACACGCTGAACCTGAGAATGCTGCATTCCAGTTAGCAAATCAATACCATTGGAATAATTATTATGCTTATTCCAGAAATGCCGGCGCCTATAAGATCGCAACAGAAATGCGTAGGTTGGGACATAACGTTGAAGTCTTAGACTTTGTTGTATATTGGCCCGAGGCGGCACTTAAAAAATATTTTGAAGAGCGTGCTGATCAAATCGATATAGTGGCTTGGAGCTCACAATTCTTTTTTCGAAATTCATTTTACAAAAAATATTGTGATTTTATCAAAAGAATCAATCCAAATATAACAGTTATCACTGGTGGTCCTAAGGTAACTAATTTATTAAACTTTACTGAAAGTAAATATCTGATCGCTGGCTACGCAGAAACAGCCATTGAGGATGTTTTAAATCACATAGACAAAAAACCCAATAAACTAAAATTCCAATTAGTCAATAATCAATACTACGTGGATTGTCTAAAACATTATCCAATGTTAGAATTACCCTCAATGCAGATAAAATACCATGCTAGTGATTATATTATACCCTCTGAAACGTTGACTCTTAGCACGTCACGAGGCTGTATTTTTAAATGCGACTTTTGTTCATATCCTTATATTGGCAAAAAGAAAGGCGAATTCACCAGGATGGGAGCAGAAACCTACTATGACGAATTAATGGCAAATTATGAACAGTGGGGGACAACTAATTACTATCTGGCAGATGAAACAGCCAACGATTCAATAGAAAAATTAAAGGCCATTGAAGAAGCGGCCAAGATGTTGCCATTTAAATTAGATATTACGGGATTTATTAGATTAGATTTACTAGCTAAACAAGAAAAAGATTGGGATCTTTATAAAAATATTGGGTTTACTAACTGGCATTTAGGTATAGAAACTTTTAGTCCTGATGCTCTTAAAGCGATAGCTAAACCGTATTCACCAATTAAATCACAACAAGCATTAGTAAAATTGCGTAAGTATTTCCCTGAAGCAGTTATGTTCGCTACGTTTATAGTGGGTGCGCCACATGACAGTCCTGAATTATTTGAAAAACATACAATTTCCTGGTTAGCTGGAGAAGGTAAAGATATATTAACCGGCAAAGCTATGTCATCATTGAATGTACCCAAAGAAACTCCTTATGCCGTTGGTAGTAAGATATCTAAAAATTTTAAAAATTATGGATTTAGTGAAATGACAGACGAGGAACTGGCCTATGAAATGTCGATCGATGCTAATATAACTAAAGAAATGATAGAGGAAACTCGCAAATTTAACATTCTATGGGCTACACCAAATTGGAATGCGATATCGGCAGAAAAGTATGCAACACAATATAATCATCAGGTAGTTTGGCATAATAATTTGTCTTGTTGGACTAGATCCAGAGCATTAAACGTAGGTATCCCCTCACATCAAATCGATGAATTAATTAACCCAAACAATCAACCGTTAACTAAATTAATCAATGAAAAAATTGTTGAATGTTTGGATATATATGTCAATAAAAAACTTGCAAATAATTGGTTTGGCGTGTTATAATATTTCATTATGCTCCCATCGTCTAGAGGCCTAGGACACCCGCCTTTCACGCAGGTAACACGAGTTCGAATCTCGTTGGGAGTACCAGATTTATTCTAGTCCGACCTTGCAAAAAGTTAAATAGTAGTATATAATTACCTACATAAAGAGACCACAATGACCGTAGAATTTCTAACATTTGAACAATGCCACGTAGTTCACAAACCATGGGGAACAGAAACATGGTTACAAGGCGGCAACGATGTTTACCCATTTGCACTCAAAGAATTAATTCTACGAGCAGGCTTTGTTACTAGCCTACAAGTCCACCAATTTAAATCAGAAAGTATCCATTTGCACGTAGGTAATGGTGCGCTGATCTATCATCCACGACCTTTTGATTGTGAGCGTTATCTAGCTGGTGGTTATTCTGCTGAAGAAATAGCACAGATTAAAAGCGAATTGATCACTGAAGAACTAGCACCAGGCGCAGTGTTCCATACCCCTCCAAGAACTATTCATCGTATGGTCGCGTATGATGATTTACATTACACAGAAGCCAGCACTACTCAATTAGATGACGTTATACGTCTTGAAGACTCTGCAAACAGAGGACATGGAAGAATCGATGCCGAACACCAACAATAAAT